CGGGAGTCTGTCAGTTGCAGCTGATAAATCATATCCAAATGATCTACCCGCAGCCAAGGCCTTTTCCATACATCTCTGTACAGAAGCGCCCTGATTGAAGGTACCATCATTTGGTAATGATTTTAAAAAAGCAAAGAGCATTTCATGAAGGGGTTTCAGACTCGTTTGAGTCCATGAATCCACCAATGCAAATACTCTAAGCTTTCCAGCTGCTTCTTCTTTAATCGCAAGTTGTCCTAAAGAGCGATAAGTTTCGGCTTTGCAGTCGAAGGCTTTCGCGAGGATCAACTTTGATTCTTGGATCATTGCAGCGTATATTTCTAAACGTTGTTGTCCAAGGCTCGAAAGTATGTTTCTTAAGGTTCCTCCTAGTCCGACGGCATGTAATTGCCGAACGTCATAGAGGAAGCCCCTTCAGGACACCCTATTCGATGGAGAAGAAGTCTCTAGAGGTAAGAAACCAAATTCTTTTGATAAAATTCTTTTGTCGAAACGGAAAGATTGGCTAGCCGCAAAAACGGACAGTTGCTCAATCCCTCTCAATAATAAGAAATTATCTCCAGAAAAAGGTTTCGTAATAGTCTCTAACTTAAGCTTCCCTGGGATCCTAATTACTCTGTAAAGAGCAAAGAGGGATCCTCAGAAGCGTATGGTAGCACTGTTACCCGATAAAATAGCTCTCCGATCTTCTAAAGGTATGAACCTTGGAAGTCCGGAAGTTGTTAATCGGGGCAGTGGGAGATCCGGTTCTAACTCTCTTAGAGTTTTGAAAGGATTTCCAGCTATAGCCTTAAAGAGTGCTAATTGACTAGATTTCAGGTACTTGACTGTATATACTTCACCATGATGCTTTCGCATCTGGAGGAGGTATCCACAGAAAGAGTATAAGATTTTGAGTCTCTTGGCAAGTTTCACTGGTCCATCATAGCAGGCGAGGATTACTCTTCACCCGATATTTTTGGCCAGCGCTAATAACTCGTGAGAATTATTAAGCGACACCATAGGATCGCTAACAACCCCGTCCCTAAACGAATTCACTATTGAAAATCATGTGATTGACTTTGAAATATTTTTTAAAGTTTTCATGTGGTTTAAAGTAGTTTATCATTTAAGGCAGAGTACCTTCGGTACGGACCTTTTAAAGGTCTAATCCAAGTTGTAAACAACTAAAGAGGTAAGGGAGGCAGTTTTGAAAACAGTCATCCTTGGTTAAAAGAATGGGTCTGCCTAACGGCCGATCTATTACAGAGACCGCTCAGCCTGGAGAAGAAATATTTTGGGATCTAGTTTCGGCAGGAACCCTCGAAAGAGTTCGTTCTGAGTCCTAACTAGCCCGAGATAATCTTCCCCGTTTTGCCAACTTCATTGTTCGCGAATCGGAAGGAGATATCTTCTTTTGGAAGAGTTGATAGCTATCCAACTCCGCTGTTCCTCGTAAGAGGGACGGCAGGTTTGAACTGCTAAGTCCATGAGTGAGAACAATAATAAGCTGAAACTTATTTTGTTAACACCCATGTGGCGGCATTTCAAAGAAACTCATCAACCCGCACTAATTCCCCTCGAAAGAGGACCTAGTCGGGAAGTTTCGTTTCCAAGAAATTGGAAACCTACATTACTCCTGAAATGGAGTAATAAACGGTTTTCTGTGCCTGCTTAAGGCCCAGAGTTTCCGCGAGACGTAAG